ATGATTCAGGCGGAATAGAATTATCAAATAAAAATTTATCAGGATATTACGGAGATTTACTAAGGTAATGGATGAAGCAACTGAATATAAAGCTTACTTAAAAGCATTAAAAGAAGCAACGGATTCTGTCAAAGGTGACAAACAGGATAAAGCTGCAAAAGCTGTGGCTAAAAATAGAATAACCAATTTCTCTTGCGGTGGTATGGGTATCGCTGTTAAGGGAGGAAAATTTGAAGGAGTAAAGTAATGAGTAAAGACAAATTAAAAAAACCAAAAGTAAAACAAATTTTTTTTACCAAAGATGGTAAAGAGTATAAACCAGACCCTAAAAAAATGATGACAAAAAGAATGTCAGGTGGTATGGCAATCGGTGGTGGTCATAAAAATTATAAAATGACGGGCATGGTAAAAGCTAAAACAGGCAAGTTAACAGAAAAACAAAAAAATTTACCTTTACATTTACAAAAAGCAATAAAAGCGTAAGGATGAAATGGCTACATCAGGAACTACAAGTTTTAACATTACTATTGATGACGTTATTGAAGAAGCTTACGAAAGATGTGGCGTAAGAACTAATTCTGGAAACGATATTAAGTCAGCTAGAAGAAGTTTAAATCTTTTATTTTCTGAATGGGGCAACAGAGGTATTAATCTTTGGAAAGTTAAATCAGAAACTACAACGTTAGTTAATAATCAAGTAACTTATAGTACTCCTAGTGATTGTAATGATGTTCTCGAGGCTGTTGTTACTACAACAGGTGGTAATCAACAAACTTTAACTAAAGTATCTAGATCTGAATACATTGCAATACCTGATAAGACACAAGCAGGTACACCTTCTCAGTATTATGTTGATAGACAAATCAATCCAACTATTAGTTTATATCTGGCTCCTGATACGAGCGCCGTGACGAATATATTCTATTACTATCTTGCAAGAATTGAAGATGTAGGTGCATATACTAATACTTCAGATATGCCATTTAGATTCTTCCCATGTATGGTATCTGGATTAGCCTTTTATTTATCACAAAAGATTGCACCTGATAGAATACAAGCATTAAAATTATTATATGAAGATGAATTAAAAAGAGCATTAGAAGAAGATGGACAAAGAACATCTGTTTACATTACTCCTAATGTTTATTACCCACAAGGATCGTAATGGCTTACGCAAAAGGTAAATATTCACAATCCATCTCAGATAGATCAGGACAAGCTTTTCCATACAGAGAAATGGTAAAAGAATGGAATGGTTCTTGGGTACATACATCTGAATTTGAAGCAAAACATCCACAACTAGACCCTAAGCCACATATGGCAGATCCTCAAGCATTATGGAATGCAAGACCTCAAAGACCTGCACCTGTAACTGTTTATTTAGATCCACAGTATTGGCCAGGTCAGTTTACATCAGATGGTATGCAGCCATCTGAAAGTCCTTTAGAAGAAAATAATAAGAGACAGTTGGGAGTAAGCGTAGGGAGTGTTACAATAACAACATAATATGACATACGCAGAATTATTACAAAAAGTTAGAGATTATACTGAAGTTGGATCTACTGTTTTAACTGATTCTATTATTCAAGGTATGATTAGAGATGCAGAGCTTCGTATCTTTAGAGAAGTGGATGCAGACTACACTAGAGAATATGCGACAGCTAATTTAAACACAAATTCACCATACTTAGATCTACCAAGTGCTCCTGCTACTACAGGAACTAGAACATCTATTATTGTTAGATCAATATTAGTATTTGACTCTACTCAAACTCCAACAACTAAAGAATATTTAGATAAGAGAGATACAAGTTTTATATTTGAATACAATTCAACAGGAGCAACAGGGGTTCCTAAATATTACTCCAATTGGAAGGAGACTACATTGATTATGGCTCCAGCTCCAGATGCTCAATACAAAGTTCAGTTAAGTTATATTTACTCACCTGATGAATTATCAGCTACAAATACAGAAACCTATGTGTCAAAAAATGCTCCTGATCTTTTATTTAATGCTGTTATGGTCAATGCATACGAGTTTCTAAAAGGACCTATGGATATGTACAAAATCTATTCAGACAAGTATAATGTAGCTATACAAAGTTTTGCGTTAGAGCAAATGGGCAGAAGACGTAGAGACGAGTATACGGATGGAGTGCCAAGAGTGAAAATTCCTGCACCTTCACCGAATAATTAAAGATTTTAATAAGGAGAAAACAACATGGCAATTACACAAGCAGTAGCCAATTCTTTTAAAAAAGAAATCCTAGAAGGAGTTCATGATTTAGAGAATGGCGGCGATACATTTCAATTAGCTTTATATACATCACAAGCAACTTTAAGTGGAGCAACAACTTCCTATACAACAGGAAATGAAGTTGCAGCTTCAGGCGCGTATGCGGCTGGTGGTGGAGTTTTAGCTGGTCAACAAGTTTCATTAGCAACAGGCGGAATTGCAATCGCAGATTTCAATGATTTATCTTTCACAGGTGTAACATTAACTGCGAGAGGTGCATTAATCTATAACACAACTGAATCTAAAAAAGCAGTTTGTGTCCTAGATTTTGGTGCTGATAAAACTGCAACTTCTGGAACATTCACAATTCAATTTCCAAACTTTACGAGTTCGTCAGCTATTTTAAGAATCGCATAAATTAACAGGGAGGCCCAATGGCAGATATTACAGTACAGGTATCGTCAGCGGGTCTTACCAATTACGGTTACCAAGAATATGGCTACGGTTCATATGGCGGTGATCAATCTCCTACATTTTCTATTAACACTCCCGAAGCTTTTAATGAGATAGGTTGGGGTGGAAAACAATGGAACTTTAATCTTTGGGGAGATCTTCTTAACAACACAATAATTCCAACAGGTAATAGTCTTACTTTATCTGTAGGTGATGAAACAGCTGAGGGTATAGTTAATGAAGGTTGGGGTAGAAAAACTTACGGTTCAAATATTTGGAATGGTTATGGAACTGTAATTCCATCAAATTTAAGTTTAGCTACTTCAGTAGAATCAGTAACAATTGATAACGAAATTAATACAGGTTGGGGTGCTTTAACATGGGGAACAAAAGCTTGGGGTATTAGAGGTGATGTACTTTTAAGTGGAAACCAAGCATCTTTTTCAATTGACTCAAACCAAGACCCTTGGGGCCAAGATACATGGTCATCTTATAATACAAGATGGGGTGGTACAGGTTCAGTAGATATTGGTATATTTAATGAAATACCTATAACACAAGCTGAAGAATTAAATAGTACTACCGGCTCTGTAGCTATTACAATTGCTACAGAAGTTTTCTTATCCGAAAATCCACTTAACGCTTTAACAATATCAGAAGGTACAGTTGATCCTGCACCAGATGTTATGCCTTCAGGTGTGAGCCTCGCAACATCTCTTGGAACAGTTCAAGCTTACAACGAACAGGGTTGGGGTAGAGATGATTGGGGTGCTGAAGCTTGGGGTGCTGAAGGAGATTGGGCATTTGTTGATGTAACAGGACAGAGTTTATCTATTGGTTCTTCAGTCACACAAACTTGGGGTGAAGATACATGGGGTTCAAGCAACACAGAATGGGGTGGTGTATCAATCACAGATGTTGATGTTTCAGTTAATGTTCCTGTAAGCTCACAATTTAATCCAGGTTGGGGTTCAACAATTGAATGGGGTCAACAACTATGGGGTCAGGCTACTGTTGATATCTCAATGACTGCGGATGAAGGAACCGTGGATCCTGCTCCTGATACAGATATAACAGGTGTTCAATTAAATACTACAGTAAATGCAATATCTATTACTGCAGACGCAAATATTGTAGCTTCTGGTCAACAATTGACTCTTACGTTAGGTGATGAAACATCTGAAGCAGTTACAATAGCTAGTCCTACAGGTATAGAATTAACAACTACAATGGGCGTTCCAACAGCTGGTTTAAGTGTAGAGGCTTTCCCTACGGGAGTGACAATGACCACATCTACTGGTATAATTGGACTAAACGTATGGGAGCTAGTCGACCCTGGAACAAGTCCTACTTGGACGGTTGTTGACAAGGCGGCGTAATAGAAATAAAATTAAAGTATTATAAAAAAGGATAAAAATTATGGCATCAAGTTATTCAACAGATTTAAAATTAGAGCTGATGGTAACAGGGGAAAACTCTGGTACTTGGGGCGATAAAACAAATACAAACTTAAACTTAGTACAACAAGCGATTGCAGGTTATGAAGCTATTGATGTTGCATCAGCAGATGTAACGTTAGCTATGACTAACGCAACTTTATCAAACGCTAGAAACATGGTTCTTAATTTAACAGGAACTTTAGCAGGCACAAGAGTTGTAAATGTTCCAGACGGAATTGAAAAAACTTATATCGTTGCAGACAGTACTACAAGATCAGGAAACACTTTAACTATTAAAACTGTATCAGGTACAGGTGTTACAATTCCAGAAGGTAAAACAGTTTTAGTTTTTTCTGACGGTACAAATGTTGTTGATGTATTCTTTATGAAAGATTTAGTTGAAGATACTACACCTCAATTAGGTGGTGATTTAGATGCAAACGGAAACAATATTTTAATTGATAGTGGTAATTCCATTAATGATGAGAATGACAACGAACAAATCAAATTTGCAACTACAGCTTCTGCTGTAAACGAAATGACTGCAACCAATGCAGCTACAGGAAATGCTCCTAACTTATCCGCAACAGGTGGTGATACAAATATTGATTTAAATTTGACACCTAAAGGTATTGGAAGAACAACTTTCAATGGACAAGGTAAAATTCAAGGTGTCGCTGAAAAAGTTACATCTGAGGCAACAGCAGCTACAGGAACAGTCAACTATGATGTTCTTACACAAGCTGTGTGGAACTTTACTACAGATGCTTCAGGAAACTGGACATTAAATATTAGAGGTGATGGATCAAACACTTTAAACTCAATTATGGATACTGGAGAATCTATTACTATAGCTCACATTGTTAAACAAGGTGGAACTGCTTATTACAACTCAGCTGTTCAAGTTGATGGATCAAGTATTACACCAGAATGGCAAGGTGGAACAGCGCCAGCTGCAGGAAATATTAACTCATTAGACGCTTATACTTATACAATAATTAAAACTGGAGACGCAACGTTTACAGCGTTAGCAGCTCAAGTTGTATTTGCATAATAAATAAGGAGGAAAATTTATGCCAGTATTAGGATCATTTGCAGCAGGATCAACAAAAGGATTTGGAGGAACTTCCTTCGTATGCGGACCACGTTGTATTACATATGATTTTATGGTCATCGGCGGCGGTGGCGGTGGAGGAACAGGTGATACCGGAGGCGGCGGCGGAGCCGGGGGAGTTCACTATTCTTACAATGCTCCAGGAACTTCTAGTATTACTAAAAATACTGATTGTGGATCAATCTCAATTCAAGTTGGAGCAGGGGGTACTATCGGAAGTCCCGGAACTTCTGGCTCAACATCTATAGCATTTAAATGTGAGCCTTCAGCTATCAGCGTCGGTGGCGGTGGCGGTGGAAATGGAAGAGCTCGATCAGGAGCTGCAGCACCAAACCCAGGCGGTGGATCCGGTGGCGGTGGTGGATGTAACCACAACGGAGGTCCTACAAGTGGTGGGGCTGGTTCATGTTATGGTAATCCAGGAGCAGGTACATCAGGACCAATTGGAAACCCTCCAGCAAGATTTAGAGCCGGTGGCGGTGGCGGAAGATGTTGCGCAGGCCAAGTCGGTGGTGTTGGTGGAATTGGATCAGGCGGAAATGGTCACGTATCAAATATAGACGGAACTTGTAGAAACTACGGCTGCGGTGGTGGCGGTCAGGGAAACTGCAATAATGGAGGTTGTAACGGAAGAGGAGATGGAGGCGCAAACGCCCCAACTGCTAGATTAGGTGCACCTTTTATACCTACAGCTAACCAAGGCGGTGGCGGTGGAGGAAGTGGTAATGCGTGTGTTTCAACTGGAGCTAGCGGTGCAGTTTATTTAAGATTTCCAACTTCTTGTAAACCAGGTAAAATAGCGGTAACACCAGGATGTAATTCTATTATCACAGCAGGTGCTGCTACAGTACTTAAATTTGTAGTATCTGGTTGCGTTACGTTTGATTAGTCTTAAGTCTTTACATATTTAGTTTTTTATCTATTATGCTAAGTTGTGGACGATTTTAAACACATATATTATTATTGGGATTTTGGTTTAGGAACTAAATTTTGTGATGATGTTATAAGATTCTCTAAAAGCTTAAATAAAAGAAAAGGTAAAACAGGCAACGACACTGTTCAACAATTAAATCCTTTAAGAAAATCCGAAGTTATTTGGATGAGTGAGGGATGGATTTATAAAGAAATATTAAAGTTTATTCACACAGCTAATCGTCAAGGGGGCTATAATTTTGATTTAGAAGAGGCGGAAGCTATTCAATATACAAGATATGGTTTAAATCAATTTTATGGTTGGCACAAAGATTTAATTGAAGGTAGTGAAAAGGACAGAATAAGAAAGCTATCAATCTGTATTAATTTAACAGATCCTAAAGAATTTGAAGGAGGTGATTTTTTAGTAAATGTACCTCACCCTGAACCTGAGCAAACAAAAAAAATTAAATTAGATTTTATGAAAAATAGAGGAGCAGTAGTTGTATTTCCTTCTAATTTATATCATCAAGTAGCTCCAATAACTAAGGGGGTAAGACATAGTCTTGTTTGTTGGATGAAAGGACCTAGATTTAAATAATGAAAAAACATTTATTTGAAAAAAACTGTTTTATAGGTGGGTGGTATATAAATCCTAAAATATGTGATGAAATTATAGAAACTTTCAATAAAACACCTGAGTTTACAAAAACTAAATATAGTTTAGAAAAAAATGATATGAAAAATTCTACTGACGTTCGTGTAGGTAATGATAACTTTTTTAATCCTTTTAATAATTATAGAGCTGAGTTACAAAATTGTTTAGAAAAATATATTGAAATGTATCCAGAATTAAAAGATGTGGGAAGATTTAATGTCGCTTCACCTGGTTATAATATTCAACACTATAAAAAAGGTGAGGGTTTTCCTAATTTTCATTTTGAAAGAAAGGGAGTAGATTTTAGAAATAGACTTTTAGTCTTTATGACTTATTTAAATAATGTAAAAGATGGTGGAACTATTTTTAAATATCAAGATATTATAGTTCCTGCAAAAAAAGGATTGACTTTAATATGGCCAGTTGATTTTACTCACGTTCACAAAAGTCAAATAACAAATAAACATGAAAAATATATAGTAACAGGGTGGTATAATTATGAATAAATTTCCAAAAACATTAGATAGGTATGAAATATTTCCAAGTCCAATTTGGCATGCTAAAGCTCCAGAATTTGTAGATGAATTAAATAGATATTCCGAACCTTATATTAAGCAAGCAAAAAAATTTATCATGAAAGATATAGATGAAAAGAATAAAAAGTATGGTAACAAAAAAGATATGGGGGCTGTTTTTCATTCTACAACTTTAATGAAAGAAAAAAACTTTGATGAGTTTCATAACTATGTTACTCAAACTGGTCATAATTTATTGAATGAAATGGGTTATGATTTAACAAAATTTAATACAGTTTTAACTGAAAGTTGGGTTCAAGAATTTGCTAAAGCAGGGGGTGGTCATCATACTTTACACACACATTGGAATGGTCATATATCTGGTTTTTATTTTTTAAAGGCAAGTAAACTTACTTCTAAACCTATTTTTCAAGATCCAAGATCAGGTCATCTTATGAATGGCTTGCCTTTAAAAGAACAAGGTGAAATTACTTACGGAAGTCCTGAAGTGCATTATCAAGTTGAACCAGGTCATATGATGTTCTTCCCTTCTTATTTACCTCACTTATTTAGTGTGGATCTTGGCTATGAACCATTTAGATTTATACATTGGAACATACAAGCTATCCCTAATGTTGAACTTTTGAGGTAAACAGTGAATATTGAGTCATGGTTTCCTACATTAATAGGACAAGAGATTTTACCCAACCATAATGAAATAGCAAAAAAAATAGTTCCTGTTTGTAAAAAAATACAAAAGAAGACTCCTAATATTGAGAATGATTGGATCTCAAAATTATACCAAACGTGTCATACCCATAACATATGTGACGATCCTAAATTTAAATTAATTAATAATATAATTTATGAAAAAGTGTATGAGTATTTAACTAAATTAAATAGCACACAAAAAATTATTTTTAAAGAAGGTTGGTTTAATGTTTATAAACAACATGATTTTCAAGAATTTCATTGTCACCCGTCTAGAGATATATCTGTAATATATGTTCTTAAATCAAATACATCTTCACCAAGAATTGGTTTTCAACAAGATAGAGGATTATATAATATTGAAAATGATGTTCAAACAAGATTACTAAGTCCTAATTGTTATTTTAATTCTGTTCAAGGTAATCTTCTTATATTTAGATCTTCTCTTCATCATTGTGTAGAAATGAAAAAAGATAAAGAAGAAAGAATTTCACTAGCTTATAATTTTAGAATTAACCCTAACCAAGTAGATTAAAAAGTGAAAGATAAAATAGAAATAATAGATAACTTTTTACACAAAGAAGTTTATCAAGAAATAAAAGATGTAATGCTAGGCACAAAAGTTGCTTGGTTTGCTCAAAATGGTAAAACAAAACCTAACGAGGGGGATAGACAACTTACACATCTATTTTATGACAACAACACACCCAACAGTGAATGGTTTAAACTGTTAGATCCTATAAGAAAAAAATTAAAAGTAAGTGCTATTATTAGAGAAAAAGCTAATTTAACGTTTTACAACAACAAGGTTGATGATATTTTTCATATTGATACAGGGAAAATAAAACACGCAACAACATCACTATTTTATTTGACTGATAGAGGTGCAACTATTTTTAAAATAAACAATGAAAAAAAAGTAAAAGCCAAAGAAAATAGAATGGTTACTTTTGACTCTACAACTTACCACAAGGCAGTAACTCATAAAACTGGTGATCCTTTTAGAGTTGTTATAAACTTTAATTATTACAAGGGTTAAAAATGAAAATAACTATAGTAGGCGCAGGAACTGCAGGTTTAGTTACAGCTTTAATTTTAGAATCAAAGTATCAGGAAAATATTAATATAAAAATTATAAAGTCAAAAGATATAGACATCATCGGTGTTGGTGAAGGAAGTACAGAGCATTGGATAGATTTTATGGGTTGGTGTGGTTTAGACTATAATGAAGTTATAAGAGAATGTAATTGTACTTTAAAATCTGGAATTTATTTTAAAGGTTGGGGTAAAAAAGATTATTTACATACAGTGCATTTTGATAAAAAATTTGGACAAGAGCATTTAGGCTATTTTGATTATGTTGTAAACAATGGTGTATTTGGCAAAGATTACTTATCAAAAAAAATAAATCCAGAAGATAAAACACCAGTAAACCAATTCCATTTTGATACTTTTAAATTAAATGAATACCTTCAAAAGAAATGTATGGAAAGAGGTGTTACGATTGAAGAAGATACTATTAAACAAGTAAAACTTAATAAAGACGGAATTGATTTTATTAAGGGAAACAAAAAATATAAAAGTAATTTTTACATAGATTGCACAGGATTTAGAAGAGTTTTAATTAATAACTTTAAAAACAAATGGATAGATTTTAGTAAATATTTAAAAGTTAATTCAGCAATTGTTTTTCCTACAAAAGATTTAAATAACTATAATCCTTATACGACTGCTACAGCTATGTCATCTGGTTGGATGTTTAATATCCCTGTTTGGGGCAGGCATGGTAATGGATACATATATGATTCCAACATAATAAATGAAACTCAAGCTCAAGAAGAAGTTGAAAAAAAACTTAAACATAAAATACAAGTTAGAAAACAAATTAAATTTACACCTGGCTATCTCGATAAATCGTGGATAAAAAATTGTTTTGCTGTAGGTCTAAGTGCTAATTTTGTAGAACCTCTTGAAGCAAGTTCTATAGGTACAAGTATACAATCTGCGTATTTATTAAGTCATTATCTTTCAAACTATAACCAAAAGACAATAGATAGATATAACGAAACTATAGAAAAAATAATGTTAAATATAAGAGATTTTATTTCTATGCATTACATTACTAATAGAAAAGAAAAATTTTGGAGAGAACAAAAATTTCCTGATTCTTTAAAAGATAGGCTAGACTTATTTAAAACAAGATTACCTATAAGAGAAGATTTTAATGATACTCAATACTTATTATTTAGGGATCCTCACTATATTGTTGTCATGCATGGCTTAGGATTAATTAATGTAAAAAATATAAAGAAACAATATAATATGCTTGCAGCTCAATTGAAACAACGAAGTCTTATTAAATATAAAAATACTAAAAATTTTATAACCCACAAAGAATGGCTCACAAGAGTAAGACATGAGTTTAATTAGATTAATACCAGATAAAGATTGTGATTTAATTTATAATTATTTAAAAAATAATACTAGTGGTACTTTTTTAAAAGGTAACATAAGACCTTGGTTTGAAAATAATAATATAATTTTAGATGATATAAAAGACAGAGAGATAAATAAATTAATACAAAACTATACTTTAAAATTAAGTATAATGGTTTCTTTAAAATATAAACAAATAGTCTACCCTGCTTTTGCAGATTTAGTTCTTTGGAACAAAGGCAAAAGTATGGAAGCGCATATCGATAATAGATTAGATTATTTAAAGCATAGATATGTTAGCGCTGTTACATATTTAAATAATGACTTTGAGGGAGGTAATACTTTTGTAGGCAAAAAAAGTTACACACCTAAAAAGGGCTTTACATTAATTTTTAAAAGTGATAATTTACATGGTGTTACAGAAATAATAAAAGGACAAAGAGGTATATTAGCCACTTGGTTTACTAAAGATTTTAAAAAAATTAATGAAGATTAAAAATGAGTTTTAAAAAAAATAATTTTTTAGTTATTAAAAAAGCAATTGATAAAGAGCTGTGTAATTTTCTTTATAATTACATGGAAATAAGAAAACAGGCTTTTGATTATTTACAAAAAACTAGATTTTTATCTCCGTATGACGATAGTTGGGGTTGTATGAATGACGGACAAATACCTAATACGTATTCAGTTTATGGAGATCCTGCTTATGAAACTTTACTAGTTCTGTTGAAAGATAAGATTGAAGAAAAATCTGGTTTTGATTTAGTTGAACAATATTCATATGCTAGGCGTTATAAAAACGGAGATGTTTTAGCGAGACACACCGACAGAGAAGAATGTACTATATCAGCAACTTTACATTTAGGTGGTGACGAATGGCCAATATACCTTGATGCTTCAGGTAGAGTAGCGCAGGCAGGTATAAAAATAAATTTAAAGGCGGGGGATCTGTTAATGTATAAAGGAGATAAGATGGAACATTACAGGGAAGAGTTTACGGGGGATAATTCAAGTCAAGTATTTCTGCATTATAATGAAATTACATCAACAAAAAAATTTGATACAAGACCTATGGTAGGTTTACCCTCAGAGTTTAAAAAGGACAAAGATGAATTTTTTCCCAATAACTAGTGTAAACAACTTTTTTAATGATCCCGACGAATTAGTAAAGTATTCGAAAAAACTAGATTACAAAACTAATATAAACAAAACAGATGGTTCATGGCCAGGAGTAAGAACAGATAATCTTTACAATATAGATAAAGAACTATTTAATAGAACTATTTTGTCGATACTATCTTTATATTATGAGGACATGAGAGGTTTAGAATTTTCTAATACTTATATTTTTTTCCACAAATCAAAAGCTTTTTCTAAATCGAAAGATGACATAAGAAATAAAGGTTGGATACATAGAGACGCTGGAGCTTTAGGTGGTATTATTTATTTAAATAAAAACAGTTTCCCTGAGTCAGGTACAAGTCTTTATACTTTAAAAAAAGAACCTGTAAGAAATAAAACCTGTATTAAAATTAAAGAAGATCTTTATTTGCGTGGTAAATACAACGAAAAGATATATACTCAAAAGTATAACTATTTAAGAAAACAGTTTGTAAAAACACATACTTTTAAAAATATATATAATACATTAGCAGCATTTGACGGAAGCCAGTGGCATGCCGCAGATAATCTATGGACTAAACCTGGTGAGGACAGGTTGACCATGGTATTCTTTATTAATAAACTTAAAGTAAAATCAACCCCTCGAACTAGGCTTGACATGATGGAACAAGCCGTTATATAATAGGAGAAATTATGGCACAATATTTTGCACGAATTGAATTAAGAAACAGACCTTTTGATCAAGGTGGTCAACATTGGGAAGTTCAAAACACTGTTGTTGTTGGAAATGATATACCAACTGCAGATGGACCTTTAGTTGATAACCCTAGACATGCCGATGGAGAAACATGGGTAACTAATTGGTTCAAAGGTGGTACTTGGAGACAAACTTTTAAAGATGGTTTAAGAGGAAAGTTTGCTGCGACTTCAGACATTTATGACTATGAAGGGGATAAATTTATTCCAGCGCAACCTTATGCATCATGGACTTTACAAGACGACGATACGTGGGATGCACCAGTTCCATTCCCAACTGTTGAAACTTACACAGTAAGTGGTGTTGAACTTCCATACGGAATTATGTGGGACGAAGATAATTTAAGATGGAAAGGTATGGATAACTCAACTCCTACTAATCTTTTTATTTGGGATCCTGAAACTCTGACTTGGACTGCAGAATAATTAAATAAATTTTAAACTTTTTATGAAAGTTATAGAGCGAGCTCTTTCGAAAGAAAAACAAGAGTGGTTAAAAAATATATTACTCTCATCTGCGATGCCACTATGGTATATGAATAATATTACTGATAAAAGTAGTAAAGATTATTGTCCTGCTTTTAATCATAATTTTATATTGGACGATAAGATCCAAACAAAACAAGCAGAAGTATTAAATATTTTTAAAGATATTATAAAAGGTAATGTAGATTGTGCTAGAATGTTTGTGCAATTACCATTAAATCCAAAGCTACTTAAAAATAAACAAGATCCTCCACACATAGATGTCGAAAAACCACATCAAGTATATATTTATTATGTAAAAGATTCTGATGGGGATACTGTTATTTTTAAAAATAAAAAAGAATGGAAAAGAATTACTCCTAAACAAGGAAGAATGATTACTTTTGATGGTTCCCTATGGCATACTGCAGAGCAACCTACTAATGGAACTAGATGTATAATAAATTTCAACGTAACTTAAGTCAGGTTAATATTGCTACTCCCATACAAAGAAAAAAAGAATGTTGGGATATAGAAGGTATTATAAAAGATAAATCAAATCAGTTATTAAAATTTGATCTAAGACCTTTAAAAAATAACACTAAAGGAGGATTTTTTAATTCTAAGGCCGATAAAATGGTTTTTGATATTAAAGATCAATGGATTATTGTTGATATGGAAGAATTAATTGAGTATTTGAAGGTTAATAATTTAAAGAAGGTTCAATTAGAGGACTTAATTTCTAAGCTAGATTGGAATATAATATTACCAAAATAGCCTTATGTTTATAGATATACGTATATGGTGTATAATCCAAGTATGCCATTAACAAAAGTACAATTTGCACCAGGATTTAACAAACAAGCATCCGACTCAGGGGCTGAGAACCAATGGGTTGATGGGGACTTTGTTAGATTTAGATATGGTATGCCTGAAAAAGTAGGTGGATGGCAAGAAATAATGAACAAAAAACTTGTCGGAGCTGCAAGAGATTCACATAGTTGGGCTGATTTAGATGGCAGAAGATACATAGCTTTTGGTACAAATAAAATTTTATATGTATACGATGGTGATGATTATTATGACATTACTCCATTTGATACATCATTAGCACAATCTACATTAACAATCAGGTTGTGACATCACTACTACTAATGGCTCAACTACGGTTACAATCACAAGCCCCACGGCTCACGGCCTCGAACCAGGTGATATATTAACTTTTGAAAACGCAGGATCATTTACAGGAGGACAAACTGATTATACAGCAACTGATTTTGATGATGTGTTATTTGAAGTGCAGTTGGCTCCTACTACAACGACCTTCACAATTACGATGCCAACAGCTGAGACGGGTACAGGAGCAACAAATGATGGAACTTTGGATATCAAACCTTATTACAAAGTAGGTCCCTTACTACAAGCATTTGGTTTTGGTTGGGGTACAGCTTTATGGGGTGGATCGACTTGGGGTACACCAAGAGCAACTTCACAAGCAGTTTTAGACCCTGGATCATGGTCATTAGATAATTATGGTGAACTATTAATCGCAACAATTAAAAACGGTCAAACTTTTTCTTGGGATCCAAATAGTGGTGTAGCTACAAGAGCAACTATACTATCTGGAGCTCCTACACGATCAGTTATGAGCATGGTATCGGATAGAGATAGACACTTAATAGTACTTGGAACTGAAACAACAATTGGATCACCAACTACACAAGATAAAATGTTTATAAGGTTCTCGGATCAAGAATCACTTACAGATTACACAGCAACTTCTACCAATACAGCAGGATCTTTTAGAATTGATAGTGGTACAAAGATTGTAGGTGCTGCAAAAGCAAAAGATTATATATTAATTCTTACTGATACATCTGCTTATTTAATGCAGTTTGTAGGTCCACCGTTTACATTTAGTATTAGACAGGTTGGATCTAACTGTGGATGTGTAGGTCAACATTCAATTGTTTATGCAAACGGTGCTGTATATTGGATGTCAGATTCAGGTGGTTTCTTTGTATTTGATGGTACAGTTAAATCATTAGGTTCACTTGTTGAAGACTTTGTATTTCAAACTAACGACGGTGCACCAGGATTTAATTTTGCAAATGGTTCTGAGCTTACTATGGCATCACATAATAGTTTATATTCAGAAATATATTGGTTTTATGCAACAGCAAATTCTAGTTATGTGAATAGATTAGTTTCTTATAACTATGCTGAACAAACTTGGACTACTAGCACACTGGCTAGAACTACTTATGAAGATGCTCATGTATTTGGCGATCCAATTGCAACTGAATTTTCTGCTAGTCTTGCACCAACAACTCCAACTATTCAAGGGGTGTCTAACGGAGCATCAAGAGTATTTAACCAAGAGATTGGCACCAATGAAGTATTAGCCGATGGAACAATAAATGCTATTCCTGCTTTTATTAAATCAGGTGACTTTGACTTAGATGCTCAGGGAGATGGAGAGTTTTTTATTAAGGTAAGAAGATTTATACCTGATTTTAAATATCTAAACGGTAACGCAAAAGTAACGTTAGAGCTTAGGGATTATCCAGCAAACATACAAGTAGGCTCACCACTAGGGCCATTTACAGTTACATCATCTACAGATAAAGTAGATACAAGAGCAAGAGCAAGACTTGCTGCAGTAAAAATTGAAAATGACGGAACTGATGAAAGTTGGAGATTTGGTCAATTTAGATTTGACATACAACCTGACGGAAGAAGATAATGGCTAAAGTACAAGTATTTTTACCTGAACCACCACAAGAATTTTCTAGTGAAAGTTTTAGACAGATAAATCTAGCCTTAGAAAATTTACAGAACCAATTAAATACAAATTATCAGAAAGAAACAAAAGAGGAGGATCAAGCTTTTGCTTGGTTTAATAGTTAATGGCATTACAATATAAAAACGCAGGATACGAATTAAGCACTACCAATTTAACGACTGTGCTTACTATTGCTACAGATTCAAGAGCAATAGTCAAAGGTTATACTTTAGCTAACGAACATAATAACAATGTCAATACTCATATTTATTTTCATGACAGTAGTGCCAGTACAAGCTTTGTTGTTTATCATAAAGAGGTTGCTGCAGATTTAACTGTATACCCATTGAATGGAGAACCTTTAAATTTAGAAGAAGGTGACTCGTTAACTATGCAAGTAGATAATGCAGGAACATGTCACGGTGTTTTATCATATGCATTGATAAATAGATCAGAAGAAAATGGCTAGAAAATTTAAAGACTTTGTTGAAAGACCAAAACCTAAGAGACGTCCTAGACGTCACACTAAGAGTCTTAACAAACATAAAAAAAGATGTTATAAAAAATATAACAGGCAAGGAAGATGAAACAAAAAACAGTAATTATAAATGGACAAGAAGTCCCAGTAATCCCTGCAAAAGCAGAGGAAGAAATTAAAAACAAAAGAACAGGTAAAGTTTATGCTAGCAAAGCTGATTTTGATGCTGATGTTGCTGATACCAACACTGACACTAGCGTGGATGATTTACAAATTAACCAGAAAATAACAGTTGCATCTATGAGTATTTTTGGTAAAACCAAATAATGCAACCAGCAGGCGGTACTGAAATACAACTAGGATATTTAAAGAAATACTCAGATCAAGGAGTGTTAGATTCAGTACAGATTACGACGTCTATTCCTGAAAAAGAACCTTTAGATCCTATAAAACCAAATATACTTTGGTTAAAAAATTCATACGATCAACCTAACTTAGCACCTTGGTTTCAAAACAAAGACAATCATTCTAAATATGATTGGTATGTGTTTAACTCACATTGGAGTTATGAAAAGTATAGGTACTTTTTTAAAATACCTGAAGATAAATGCACAGTAATTAAAAATGCAATTGACTATGATGAGCTACAATTAAAAACAGATTTTACACCAAAGAAAAAAATTAAGATGTGTTATATCTCTACGCCTTGGAGAGGACTAGAAATAGCTTTAGCTGCTATGGATGGAATCAAAGATCCAGATATAACCTTAGATGTTTATTCAAGTACCATTATATACGGTAAAACATTTGAACAACAAAATGATGATCAGTACAAACCTTTATATGATAAAGCTAAGAACATGCCTAATGTTAATTACATGGGTTACTGTGATCACAAAACATTAGTCAGTAAATTAAAAGATTATGATGTTAATTGTTTCCCTAGTATTTGGGAAGAAACATTTTGTATATCTGCTATGGAATCATTAGCAGCAGGTCAGATTTTAATAACCACGGATCTCGGCGCCTTACCAGAAACTTGTTGTGAGTTTCCAATCTATATTCCTTATACACAGAATAAACCTAAACTAGCATTACAACTAGCTGAATGTATTTTACAGACTAAAAGAATGCTGTCACAAGATCTAACTAACCCACTTAAATTTCAACAAGAATATTACAAGCGATTTTACGATTGGAAGTATATTGGAAATCATTGGAATAACTTTTTAAAAGGAGCCATCAATGTCAAACGAAATAAATAAGAATCACTTAATGGTGTGTACTCCTGTGCATTCTGATGTATCAATACACTTTATGAAAGCCTGTTTAGATTTACAGAAAGAATGTATTTTAAATAAGACTAAGATTACCTTTCAATTGATGAAGTCATCATTAGTTACACAAGGTAGAAACTTATGTGCTTCTGCTTTCTTAAACTCAGATGCAGATCAAATGTTATTTATAGATTCAGACATAGAGTTTAGTACTAGATCGGTTTATAGACTATTTAAATCAGAGCATGAGGTTAGCTTAATACCTTACCCTATGAAACAAAAGACAGATAATAAAATAAGAAATGATCTAGAAGCTAGACCTGATGATGATATTAATACTATGGGTCATCTTTTTCCTATCGAATTACCAGACACTAAAAACATTAAACCTGTTGATGGCTTTATAGAGGTAATAAAAGGACCTACTGGTATGATGATGATTAAGAGATCTGCTTTTAACAAACTTATTAAAAACTATGAAGAATTAGTCATTAAACAAAAGACTTTAATGAATGGTGAGATGGTTGATAGACCTAATTATTATAACTTTTTTGATACTTATTGGAGTCCTAAAAATAAAACATATATGGGAGAGGACTTTTATTTCTGTAAACTTTGGACATCAATTGGAGAGAAGATATATGCTCTTACAGATGAGGAAATAAGCCATATTGGAGAGTATAAGTACACAGGTAAAGTCAAAGACGAATTCTATAAAATTGACTGATATTGAAGAATAGCGCTATATAAGTTAAAATACCATAATAACTAGTTAAAATATTATGGATCCATTTACTATAGCATTAGCAACCTTTGGCATACAAAAGCTTAGAGGTAAATCAACAAATAGAGCATTAAGAGACGCTGCACTTGCAGGCGGTATAGGCCAAGTTGCAGGTATGGCAGGCGTAGGTCAATCATTAGGTAGGTTTGCACCACAAGCATTTGGTCAAACATCTTTACCAGGAATGACAGGTAATTTTATAGGACAAGCTGCAGTTCCTACAGCTACAGGTGCTGCTGGAGTAAACCAAACACTAGGCCAACAAATGGCTACTTCAGGAAGAGGTATTAGTGAATTAGTAAAAGCAGGAATCGGTAAAAAACCAGACGCACAAGGTGAAGGTGGAGCTGGATTTTTAGGTATGTCTCCAGGAGCTCAACTAGGTTTAGGCTTAGGAGCGATGACTTTATTAGAGGGGGAGGAAAAGCCACCTGAAATGCCTGAAGGCACTAAACCAGAAGATTATAAAGAAGCTAAAGAAAAAGCTGATAAACAATTGGAAGGTATAACAGAGGGTTACGATTATAGTAATTACCAAGATGATGATGCATCACCTTATGACTATAGTGCTCAAGGACCTTTCGCGTTCAGCAGTGGAGGTATTGCAGAAGTAAAAAAATTTAATAAAGGTGGTATTAATTATTTACCATCTATGACAGATCATGACAAAAATGATGTTAACAATTATGTAAGAGCTATGGGCTATGTAGAAGATGGTTCAGGTAATGGTGATAAAGATGAAGACACTATGTTAGCTCAGTTAGCAGATGGAGAATTCGTATCGAGAGCGGATGCAATTTTAGGAGCAGGTATTATGGAAGGTGCTAATCCTAAAAGTTTTAAGGACATGAGAAAAAAAGGAGCAGCATTCTTTTATGGCCAACAAGCTAAGTTCAAACGAATATTTGATTTACTAGATGAAGCCAGAAAAGAAACAAATTAAAAAAGAGGTCGGTGTACTTTACATCGAACCTAATAAACTTGACGAGTATTGGTCACTTGTAGAGTTTATGTTAAGAGAAGGTTTAAAATACGATGGTGACCCCATGAGTATTGAAGATCTTCGAGACGGAATTAAAGATGGGGACTATCAACTCTTTATGATGTTTGGTTCCGATTGTGGTGAGAAGTACAAAGTGTTTGGTGTATTTGTCACTAGAGTAATGATTTTACCGAACTATAAACAATGTGAAGTTATATTGTTAAAAGGAGACAAAAGAGAATTATGGCAAGACGAGGCTGCAGAGACAATAGAAGATTTTGCAAGATCAGAAAATTGCAAAAAGATAGCGGTTCATGCAAGACCTGGTTGGAAAAAATTTTTAGGAACTAAACAATGGCAAGTAAAAAGATATTTATATACAAAGGAGTTAACATAATATGAGTTTCATCTTCGGAGGCGGAGGTGGTGGCGGAGGCGGCTCCACTTCAGGAACACAAGTTTCAATTGCAAGAGAAGCACCAGAAGTAGAAAGCAGAAAACTCGCTCTTTACGATCAGGCTGCGGCTTTAGCTAAGGATCCTATATCAGGAGGTATTCCTGCGTTTCAAGTTGCAGGGCCTAGTGCTTTAGAACAAACAGGATTTACCCAAGCAGGAACAACAGGTGTTGGAGCACCGACGACTACTGCTGGAATTGGATCTGTTTTAGGAGGAGCTGGTCAAGCACTTCAGGGACAACAATTAGGAAATCTATATGGAGCTTCAGCTATGGGTACAGCAGCAGGTGGTCCTAACATTTCTCAATTTTTAAATCCTTATCAACAATATGTTACTGATGAAATATCAAGACAAGGTCAGATGGCTTCAAATCAATTATCAGCTAATGCTATTGGTGCAGGTGCATTTGGTGGAGCCAGAGAGGGTATTCAACAAGCAGAATTACAAAGAGCAACACAAGCTAATATTGGCCAATCAATGGCTCAAGGTTTTGGTCAGGCATTAGGAGCTGCACAACAACAGCAGGGACTTCAAACACAAACAGGTTTACAAGCAGGGCAGTTAGGTTTATCCGGAGCACAGCTAGCATCTGGAGCAGGTTTACAAGCAGGGCAAACACTTGGAGCTTTAGGTGGCCAACAACAAGCAATGCAACAAGCCGATATACAAAGTTTATTACAAGCAGGTGGTGTTCAAAGACAACTAGGACAACAAGCTTTAGATGCTCAAAGACAAACTACAATAGCAAGACAATATGAACCTTACCAAAGATTAGAATTCTTAAAAGGTATTATGACTAACATGCCAACATCACAGTCTGCAGTTACAGCGACCACGGCACCAGGAACTAATCCATTAGCTCAGGCTGCTGGAACAGGTATCAGTGCATATGCTGCTTACAACTTGGCAAACAGAGGGAGATAAAGAATGCC